TCATATTTGCTCCTACGGCTCCAGCGCCGTTACGCGAGTCTCTAAATCGTCCAGTTTTTCTTGAATCTTACGAAGTTCGTATTCAATAGAACGTGCATTCTGTCCCAAAAACTTGTGTGTCGGCTTATATACGACTGGCATCAGTCCTCCCAGTACGACTGCTCGTCCCGCATCAGCAGGACACCAACCGAATCCATGACATCAGCAAGAGCCGTGTTGACACGACCCACCTCAGCCCACACCTCATCCAAATCTTCGCTTACATCCACCACGCGGGCAAAGGACTGCATATCCATAGTGGATTCAATGGAAGACACTGTTGCCTCCAACTGGTCGATGCGCGCCACTAGGCGTGCAGAAGACCATGTAACCGTACCGACTATTGCTGCTACAGACAGAATCAGACCTAGTGCGACGGTCGGGATTTTGACTTGGCGAATATCGGTCGGAGTGTCCATTATCTTGGTGAATATCGGTCGGTTCGTCCATTATCTTGGTGAATATCGGTTGGTTCAGTCATCACTCAATGGCGTGTACTGGTCCGAGGATGCGGCCATCGGCACCGACGCTGGCATCAGCATAGAACTGTTGGCAGAAGGTCAGAGCCTCCGCTTCGGTCTGTTCGGACACACCCCAAGTTTCCAAGTCGGTCAAATCGGCAGTCTGGATTAGATAGCCAACGCGGTATCCGTCGCCATCCACGCCCCACGCTGCTTCGGCATAACCGCCACGATCCGCTATTACTTCCTCTGGACCCGTGCCCGAATGGCCGTCGCTGAGTTTCCACTTCAGATAGATCATCGGGCCAACTCCAACCGAGCCTGTTCGGTTATCTGCTTTTCTTGTGCTTTGATTAGATCCTCCAACATGCCCGCTTGGTGCATCGCATCCAACTGCGCCCACTGAAGCCCACCAGACATGATTTGCAGATTCGTCTGCCGCGATAGACGTTTCGCCCAGTAATCGGGTTCAGCGTGTTCGATCTCATCGCGGGTGAAATGGTCAGACGCATTGAAAATGTCCATCATCACGGCTAGTTCACGTTGCGAACCGATCATCAAAACTTCCGTGTATTCCAGACCGACCTGTTTTTCTTCGGCTTCTACGGCATCAAGTTCATCACCAGTTTCCAGCAACCGAGTAATCTCAATCTTCTGCTTCTTCACCCCCAACTCTGCCACCCGTATAGTGTGACAGGTCGATTGGATCTCCTGAATCAACTGGTAAAACTGCATCTCTGGCGTGTCATGCTGCCCAAGAACGAAATGAACGATTTGATAACGGCTTCGCGGCTGCTGGATTTCCGCTATCGCCTCAGAAATATCCATCACAAACCTGCCGTGTTCGCACAACCAGATGCGCCTTCAATAGAAGTAGACATGCTAGACGCCGCCGCAGACCGCGTATCTGACGGGAAAGCGTACTTGTCGATGGAAGGCTGGTAACTCCCACCACCCGACTGCCCGCTGCCAAAGTATCCAGCAGTACCCGAATCCGCAAACCCCATGCCATAGGTACGGGCGACAGACATAGCAGTAGTCGTGGAACGGGCATCAGTAGCAAACAACCACTTGTCTACTGTCGTGACAAAGGAACTACCGTCGTAACCACCAGCGAGGTAACCCGCCGTACCCGAGTTCGCCATACCAAAGACTCCATATCTGCCCGCCGCCAAAGCAGTAGAAGCCGCTGACGTATCAGTGGAGAAAGTCAACTTGTTTGTGGCACTAGCGGCGCTGCCCGTCCAACCGCCAGACCAATAACCTGCCGTACCAGAGTTTGCGAAAGCGCCAAGGTTATTTGTGCCCGTTACCAACACGGAAGCAATATTAGAAACCGCATCGGTTGAGTAAGTTATCTTTGATGCAGAATCAAACCGTGTCGGGTTGTCGAAGCCGCCACCGACATACCCAGCAGTACCCGAGTTAGCGCAACCCGCATTGCCGTAACCCCGTGGATTCAACCATGCGATATTGGAACGTGAATCAGTGGAGAACACGAACTTGTTAGACATCGTGTTGGTGCCGCTACCGCCCTGACAGTAACCAGCCACTCCCGAGTTCGCGTGCCCTGACGTGTAAGCGTTCGTAACGCTGAGTCCCGTACCAAGTGTGGATCGGGTGAAAGAGGGGAAGGTGAACTTGTCTACAGTCGTACTGGTGGATGCCGCAGCGCCACCGAAAGCGTAACCAAAGCGGAGTTGCCCCGTGGTGTGCGACGGCGTGTTGCCGTATGGTCCCGTTCCAACTTCGTTGATCGCCGCCACATTGAAGTTGTAGGTAGTAGATGCAGTCAAACCGCCCGCCGAATACGTTGTTCCCGAGGAACCCGTATCGGCAACGATGACACCACCGTCACGCTTGATGGCATAGCCCGAAATGGTGCCCCCGCCAGCATCACCTGCCGACCAAGACAGGGCAATAGTGTCGGCTGCCGTACCAGATAGCGACAGGGTGCCCGGTGCGGCGGGCAGAATAGCACCGCCCTGACCTGCTACAACTGACAAGAAAAAGGACATCTAACCGACGTTTCCAATCAACGACCAAGCATTCGTACCAATCTTCAACGCACATATAGTAGTGTAACGGTCCTTACAGGTCAATGTCGAATCCTTCGACGTGACCGTGGCACCGGTACCCGCAGCGAACGTAAGCGTTCCCGTTCCGTTCCGCTCATAGTAAATAGTCGCACCAATGGCGAATGCCTGAGCAGAGTTCTGCGGCAACGTGACCACCGCTGTAGCGTGCGTTGAAAGAACATACTTGTTCTCATCCCCCAAGGCGGGAGCGATAGCAGCGGTAGAATCAGTTGCGACATTCAGATGAGAAGTCAGGTTACCAGTCACCGTCAGGTCATCGGTAATCGAAACATTACCGTCAGCAACCTCTAGGGCATTCGCCCCATTAGTGCCCGTGATAACCAGTTTCTCTTCGGAGGCATCCCACAGCATGTTGTCGCCTGCGGTCGCAGAATGAAATGTAATGTCCACTCCTGCACCATCTGCCCCAAAGTTCTGAGCAGCAGTCAAACCGGCGGGACTGAAAGTCAACGCCGCCGTTCCGCTGGTCGCACCTCCGGCCAAGCCAGAAGCAGCCGCAGTCGTAACCCCGGTTATGTCACCGGTCGTAGGCGCAACCCACGACAAACCAGTAGCGGTAGTCGAATCAGCAGTAAGAACATGAGTGTTCGTGCCCGCCGCTAGACGCCCCACGGCGTCAGCACCCGTAGCAACAATCAAGTCGCCCAAAACATCAACAATGTCGTTCTGGACAACACCGGGTGTGGTATTGACGAACGCTTCAATATCGTCGTTGTTCTGGTTTACATCCGCTGCGACGATAGTCGTTCCAGCGGAGAACGTGTTCGTAACAGCAAGAGTTGCCATTTACCTAAGTCTCCTTGGTGTGTAAGTGAACGCCAAAGCGTTCACTTCCCAATGGTTGTCGGAAGAAGGCCCGCTGACCTTCATACTAATACTTCTACCTGTCCCAAGTGTGGGCAGATTCTGCACATTCGCAGTCAAATCGGCTGAAATGGCATCCCACTCCGCCAAATACACTGAAACGGGGTCCGCATCATCCCATTTCGCCGTATCCCAACGCGACTGAGACACCTTCCCCACTACCGACAAGTTGAAAGAGTTGGTTTGCTCAGACTTGTCGAAATCCTTGTAAATCAGAATCGGCAACGTGATCGTCGCCTCCGCTGACAACACGACACGCGGGCGCCCCCATCGCTTCTTCACAATCGGATTCTTACCCGTCACCCAACGGGTAACAAAGTACGAAACGATATGTGCCTCCGTGGAACCAACATACCGGTCGCTGGTGCGGTTCTGATCGTCTTCCACATCAACGAGAATCCCCGTGTTGGCAACGCAACCACCATAAACGGTCGCTGCGGCATTCGGGGGCCGATACGCCAGCATCGGACCAACATCAATATCGGTCATAACCCAAGAACCATCCGCGCTGATCGTCGGATCATAAATGAATACTCGCCTTGTCGTTACGGCGTTTTCAATCCAGTCTGTCGAAACATACAACTTGTTGTTTCCCCACGCCAACTGAGGTGGACTTGTGGTACGTATGCGTCCATCATCTAAAGCAGGAGACAACTTGGAGAACAACCAAATAAACTGTTGCCCGTTATAAAGATAAACACCTTCATTGGCGGACCAGAAGAACACCCCGAACGGCGAATGCACCGGGGACGACAGCGGGGTAGAACCCACGCTGTTCGTCAACGTAACCACCTGAAACGAATCAGAATCGAAACCATAGATCGCATACACGCTGTTGGACTTGAATACCAACAAACGATCACCCATCGGGAGAAGACCGGTGATGTAATCACCGTGCTCTCCCTTATCAATGTCTACATAGTCGGCAGCAGCCCACTTCTCCGGGTCGTTGCTATTACTCCACCTGACCCGGTACTTGTAACTCGTCCCCGATTCGACCGTGCTGGCTGACCACGCAAAGTTGTTCCAAAAGGCCACATACTGGGCCTGCGGGAAGTTACCGGCAGAACCATTCAATACGAGGCCAAGATCCGCCCCACTGGATCCATCCCACTTGAATGAAACCTTGTCGCCAGACACCCCGTAAGCGACATTGTTCATTGTCATCCCGTATACACGCGTACCAGCGGTACGGGAAGTGATGCCTGTGATGTCGGTGAAGTTGCCGGAGGTCGCATAAGCGACAGCGGTGCCATAGTTGACCATGATCTGACTGGTGCCAGTATCAGTGTGCATACCCCAAATGCCTTTGATGTCGGCACCCAACGCTGTCGTGTTGAGGCGATCCACACCGTCGCGCATACGAATGCCGCCACGGGGATCAACGAGCACGTTCAACAGGTCGGGGGATTCGTTATCCGCGAGGTTGAACTGATCTGAACGAAAGTTCAGACCCCCGGTGAAGGCTTCAAGAACCTCTAGTTTGAACTCTCTGCGGGCCACAGCCCGCTACCACTCAACGCCACCGGTATTGGCGTATCGCAGGCGCCCCCATCCGGCTAGGAAACGATTTGAAGATCGGCTATTTGCCACCATCGGCTGGGGTGAAGGCGTATCAGAATACCTGCGTGCCACATTGTCAAGTTCGATCATGTAACTACGCATGTACTGGTCTGCCATTGTGGGATCTTCCTGCTGCAAGTAACACTTGGCAATGGCGTAAGTAACAAGAACAGGATGGAATGGGGCGGGAAGGTCTGGAACCGCGCTATCGCTGCTGCCCTGTCCGAATGCTGTAGCGTTACGGATCCCACGAACGTAGATTGTTTCGGTTGAGGATGGCGTCGGATAGAACCGCACCGTTTCGTTCCAGAAACTCCACTCCCATGGTGAACCCGATGATGCCACCTCCAACGGGTAGTTGGAATCGGCATCATCTCTTCCAATGTACTGAATAACATGATCGTCGGTACGCAACGAAACAACATCACGCAGACCCTGCGTTACCGAAGCGCCTACAGTGGCGAGGGTGTAATCCTTCGTGCTGCCAGTTGTAGAAAACGTTGTCAAGGAATCGTAGAAGGGCCAACGCTTCTCGCTGTAGACCATGGCGTCGAACCCCTGACCGATAATGTTATTTAGAACAGTGTCGGAGATGTCCGTTGCGTCGATGTCCACGATTGCACGCGCCTGCGTACGCATTTGCACGAGTGTCATGTCTGGCATTAGGAAGCAGCCTTTTGCCTCGTATGTCCGATGCAGAGGGTAGACCCGGCCACGGGACGCGCTTTGCAGGGCGCCCCGTGGCGGGTCATTTCGGAACAGAACCCGTCACGAGAAATGGGAGGTTCACCCAAGTCGCCGGTTACACCGGGCACCATCCTCGCTCCAGAGCGTTCGCCGGGAGCATAATGGGATGGTGTGGAGCCGCGTGTACCCGCTAGTTCAGCATTTCTGCTGTACACAAGGGCGATTTCTCGTTTCAAGTTGTGTCCCTAGTTAGTCGGTAAGCCCGTAAATCATTCCCTGTCGGGCGCGGTTGCTTGTAGTCAACTCGCCGTAGCAGAGGATCTGCGCGTAACGCGCATCCTGATTTGTGGGCCGCACGAACGGAGTTGGCTGGAACCAAGTATCCGTATGAGCAACCAGCCTCAGGTATTTGTTGTTCAGGAAGAACATCTTACCGTCAAGGTTGGTGTCGCTGTCAAAGGTAACAGGGGCGCCCTTGAAGAGCAGATTCTGGAATCCAGCATCTGCCACTCGGGAATCCGTGTACCGCAACTGCGGCTGGAGTAGAGCCTCGTAAGCCTCGTACTCGTCCTGATCGCTAATGATTATGGTCGGCTGGTCGTTACCAACAGACACGTTGTTGTACATGGTCGCCATAGCAGCGATGGTGAGGACACCACCCTGATTGACGAGAGTTGACCTCCACCAAGAGTTGGCGGCGTCGGTGGCGTCAATACCGGCAAGGCCAGTTGCTGATGCCCCGTCGTTCCCGGTTCCAACTAGGCCATTCAAACCAAACATGTCCTTGCCGCCGTTTCCGGCACCATTGGACCAGAACATCGTGTTCATGTTCTGAATGATGGTTTCCTCAGCCTGCATGATCTTGCCTTCAAGAAGGTCAATGATCTGTGCTTCGCCGTTGTTCTTGGCTTCCTCAATACCGGTAATCGTTACGCTAGCAGCGTACTGCTTCCACTCGTACTCAGCAGCCGTAATGCCTGTCTGAGCCGTAATGGAAATAGTGTCGTCGCCTGCGTAGGAACCGGCAGTCGTGTTCGTCCCGTAGATGATCGGAACAACGATCTTTGCACCCCCGCTGATGCGCCGCAATGTCTGTCCATTGGTTAGCGCATAAAACAGCGGT